TTTTTCATTAGTCACTTTCTTGACCTCGATAAAAACTGTCGAAGTCGTTATCTTCTTCATACTTCTTGTATTCTTCGCATTTTACGAAGAGATCTGTCAACTCATCTATTTGTATCTGATCGTGTAAATTTTCAACTTTGTCTAGTGCTATCTCAATATCGTATACTACTTGTCTAGATAGTTTGTACTGTTCTTCCCACATATCTAGTGTTAAATTGTAATCTTCGTCTCTGATATCCACTACTTTGCCTATATCTCTCTTCTCCCACTTTGATATTAAAAACTCCTCTACTTTTGTTGGATCCACTTCTTTGCCTAATCTTATTAGCGTCAATGCATATTTTTCGAATATTGGCAACTTTCTGGCCCATCTTAGAATCCCTACTCCTTCCATGTAGGCTAGCTTCCTAAGTTCCTCTTGTATTATGTCTTTTCTATTAGTGTTCGTTCTTACTGCCAGTGTGAATGGTACTGTTTGTACGAACCGTTTGATCTTCCTCATCCATCGCATGCTACCATCACTTCTCCATATCCCATCTCTTGAGCAAAAATCTATAAACTTTGTATCTAACGCATCTTTGTACCAATGTCCTAAGCCTTGTGTTTGATCGACTGTTTGTGCAAACAGGCAATTCCAGTTCTCTTTCATTTTAGCTACTAAACTTTTCCTTATGATTATCAAGAAATCATCCCCTAATACTATTTTTCCATAGTCTCCGACTTTGTATATTTCCGCGTGTATGTCTATATATACTTCCTTGAACCCGCATATATGTGATAATAGCCATGTCAACCTTTTAGAATTTCTTTCGGTGTTTCCTAGAGTTGTGTCGTTTGACCCTGTCCCTTGCTTACCATATAGTTTATATCTGATATCACCATACGAGAAAATTGTCATTTTATGGTTTGATATGCCTGTTAATTGATTGAAAAATTCATCCGGCATTTTTGACCATTCTGGATCTATCTTATTGAAAAACTGTTTCATTAGATGTAAATCTGTGCCCATTCTCTCCTCGTATGATTGTGTGGCATCGTTTTGCGACAAGTCCCCATTAATAATTATCCAATCTGGTACATGTTTTGTTATTACTTCTACCATGGTCGCTGTGTCTTGCCAAGTTTGTCCCATTGTCATAGAATAATCGTAATGGCCTATTATCTTCGTTAGATAGTATATGTAGTTGTAGTAGAATTTGTTTAGATTATCTGCTTGTTGAATTGCCCTAGGCCTACCTTCTTTCTCTACTATTATGTTCAATTCATCTGTTTTTACTGAATCTTCATACGTTTGTGGTTTCATGACTTGGTTGGAACCATTTTTAAGATATTCTGCTACGAATTGCTTTACATAAGCCTTAGCATTTTGTAACCATTCTTCCACCGTAGGTTTTTCCGATTGATAGTCTAGTCTAGCCATGTATGTTGGTATCACCGTTTTTCTATACCATGTGATATAATTTTCCATCATTTGTTCGTCATACTTGGGTACTGGTCCGTTCAGTCTACACAGTGCTAAGTAATTATTCGTGCAACATCTATGAAATTGTTGTGGGTACAAACCGAAATTTGGCCCTTTCGTTTTTATATTTCTGTCTGCTGATCGTTGACATATTAGTTTCTTAGCCAGTTCTCTTCCATAACCTGGTCCTAGCCATTTTGGGTTGAAAGGATAGCCCTTGAATTGTATGACTGGTTTGAGCTGTTTTTCCCTTCTTTGACCTTCCGCTGAGTACAGGACTGTCTTCCTATCTATATCTAGTCCTGCATCTAACAGACTATGGTTCTTTGGGCCTAATTTCCCTCCCCCCATGCCTGGGCATGTTGATGAGAATTCGATTGGGTCTGTTCTAGGTCTTACATCATTGGTGTTTCTGGTGTAAACTGCTCTGGTTATTCTCCATAGTTTTTGGAACACATAACTCACTCCAGCTATTGTTGTGCCACCGAGTACTGTCCTAGAGCACCAGTTGAAGTAATTCACTGCATTTTTCCATCTATCAGAGGTTCTTGCTCTTTCTAACCATGTTATTTTGTTTAGGACTCCCTCTTCCATCTTTGCTAGTTGGTACACCTGCTCATTTTTAAGATGCCATCTTGCTTTCTCCGCTAAAAACGAATTGTATGTAGGATGGCTAGGTTTTTCTTTCTCGCGCAATATTTTGACTGCTTCTTTTGCTTGGGGTGTTCCGAAGACTGACACAAAACATCTTCTAATTGTATCGTAAAAGGGTACTCTTTGTCTTTCTTTATATTGTGGGTACGTTTCAATTGACCTTGTGTTGTCCACCCATTGTGGTGCGCTCTTGTACTTGTATAGGGCGTAGCATCCCAAAGCTACACATCCTGCTATGGTGATCCAATTTCTTTTCAAGAAAAGCCAACATGCTCTTGGAACATACTGTGTTATTGACTCCCCCCTTTTAAATTTCATTTCTTTGTTGTCTAAGTTCTCCTTCTTATATAGAACATATTGAAAATATGGCCATATACCTATCCCTGGTCTCCTATTGTAGTTTGTTATTGATTGTCGTGCCGTGATGGCTTCTTTTTTCAGATTTACTGTGTCGGCTACTTCTATTATATAGTAAGATGTTAATTCTAAAGCTATAAATGCTGCATCTCCTTCGAAGCCTTCTCGTCCTTCACTTGATCTTTCTTGGTTTCTCCTAGATACCATATTTAGGAATTTTTGTGTGTTAATCTCTTTTAGGAATTGTTCCATGTATCTGATGACTTCTACTGTTTCGGCTTTCCTATTTATTATGCCCACTTCTGCTGTTGCTTCATCTAATTCTTCATAAAAATAAGTCTCTGTATCTGTTAACACTACTTTACCTCCATGTGTGAAGATGTTGCTATGCCTAAAGAATTTCTTGAAATAATCTAGTGGTCCTTTCCTATCTATCTTCTCTTGCCTGTATACTCTTTTATTTGATGTTACCTCTGCCATGAAATACGCGCAGCCGTCTATCTCAGCCTGTCTGATGACTCTGATCGCATACTGTCCATGTTCGTACGATACTACTTTAACATAATTGTCTTTTCCCAATGAGAAGTTTTGTGTTATGTACTCTGAGTCGCTGTTGTTACCTTTCGGTGCGAAAAGAACTTTGCCTTTGCTGACTGTTACTCTGTTTATTTCGGGCACCGCATACTCTCCATCTTCTTCTGGAAAAGACCAGCCTGTTATGTATTGTGGAAAGTCTCTACTTTTTAGACATATTAAACTTAAAACATCTGGATAATAGTGAACATCCATGTGTATCCCAAACATCTTTCTGTTAGATTTTAGTCTTATTTCCACTTTTATCTGAGATTCCTTTGCTGTGACGTCGTAGTGACCTGATGAGTAAACTAAAACTCTTTCGGGTAATTGATATTTATCTAAGATTGTCACTTCTCCTAAATCGTAGTGTTTTATTATATTAGGCGCTCCTTTGGACCTTTTATCTATGCTGATTCTTAGTAGCGGTTTTTGCCCTTTTTCTACTAGCGTTTCGGATATGATATCTGGTGATCCTGCCATTTTATCTACATGTCCTTCTTTGTGTACAGTTTGATACACTTCTCTTGTGCTAAGTGTGTAAAACTCTAGTAAACGTTCTGCGGTAAGAATTTTCCCACCATTGAGAGTGCCTATAGGATATGCGGGTGGTAGTTGTCTGACTGCTATTATCTCTAGTGGTTCATCAAGCTGTTGGTGGGTGGTAAGTCCATCTTTCTCTCTTAACGTCAGTCCATCTCTATCTTTGAGGATTGCCCCTGAAGCATATAGCCAGCACCAGCCATCGCCATCGATTGCTTCTATCTGATCATCATGTATAGACAGTATTGGCTCAGGAACATCCTTATCTCTCTGATCTTCCCTTTCTTTCAAACACTTTTTAATTTCTGGTAACCAGTCTGTAGCACCTTTTTCTATTTTATTTTCTGTCCAGTAGTTTTTGAAGTCTGGGTTGTTTTTGATGAACAATTCATTATCTACGTATCGTTTTTCGTCTCCTACTGACATTCGGGGATTCTCTGATATTATGAAATTTCCATATTTACTAATTCTGCTAAAACATGCTGCTACTGACCATACATCCGCATCCATTTTGCAGGAGTTAGTGTCGTCCCCGTCTATGGATACTCTATATTTCCTTCTAATTTCTTGGACTATATTCTCTAGCGCTAGCGTTCTTATTGTTGCCCATGTTCCATGTTCATTTGATGAGTCTTTTCTTGGTAGGATTCTTTTGTAATCTGGAGCTAACATATTCAAAGTGGTCATGCATCCAAATTCAGGTATGAATTTCATTATCAATCTGCACTGTGCGTCTGTTATGTTCTTATCTACTATAACATTATTAATGCCATAACTTCTAAATCTTGATTTCATTTCTTTCTCTTCTTTGTCTTCGTTGTTAATTTTGGGGTTTTTATTCTTTGGTTTGCTATCTTTATCGCTCTTATTTGATCCTCCTTGATGTGTGAAGTAGATATCATCTACCGTGATCATTCCATTGGTTAGTTGATATGTGTAGTTCACCCATTCCCAGGCTAACATGTGTGTGTAATCCTTAAAATGGATGAAATCTTGTTTATCAAAACTAAATTGTGCATATTTAGTGACTTCATGACTTGCCCCGCTGACGATTAGATCTGCAAGACAGTCATGTTTTAATTTTTGTGTGAATAATTTTTTCAACCGATTATAGTCGAAAATTATAATGTGAATAAGCTTCTCTATGCTAAAACCGGCGATTAAACCAGTTTGAATCTTTGATTCAAAATATTTCGTATAT